AAAGGTATATGTGGTTCTAAAAATTTACCTTTAGCTGATGAAGGTAGAGAATGGGATGGAAGTGGAGCTAGAAAGAGAATGTTAGCAAGAGCTGGTGGTAAAGATAATTTTAATAAAGCTAAATACAAACAAGGTTTTGTAGCTTTAGTTGGAAAAGGTGATAATCTTGGTGATTATAAATTACCATTTGCTGATGTAATTAATGGAAAATTAATGGCAGTATGGCGTGGAGTTTCTGCTGCTGGTGGCGTTTTGCAAGGGGCTAGAGGTGGAGTAGATGGAGTTAATCTTCAAGCAGCTAGAAGTTTTCTTACCCCTTATTATAAAAAATTTGGGAAAGATACCCCGTGGAATAAGAGCTTCTTGAATGATTTAATTTCTTTCAGAGAATCTTTTTATAAATTTGATGATGAAATTGAAGAAACTGAAACATTAAATGATTCTTGTAATTTATCAAAAGAAGAAAAAGATAAAATTTTTGAAGAAATCGGAAATCTCATTAATGTTATTGAAGAACTTAAAAATGAAATAGCAGAATTGAAAAAAGGTGAGATTGACGAGGGCGACGAAGATGATTTTCTTGATTGGGAAACAGTTATAAATAATATGATTGATAATACTGATGAAATTAATTATAACGACCTTTCTGATTGGAAATCAATTCTTTAACAATTATTAATGTAGGAGGAAAAAAATATGGATTCTAAATTAGAGCAGTTGAAAAAACTTATAGATGAAAGGGTCAATGAAAAAATTGATTCTATGAAAGTCACAGATAGTTTTGTTAGTTCTGGAGATCTTTCTGGTTATAATGTTCCTAAATCTTTGGGGAATGGTATAATTCAAACTAGAGAAGGTTCTGTAATAGATACTAAAAATACAAGTACTCCTTGGATATATGTATCTGATGACTTGAAACAATTTTGTAAATCATTTTTTCAATATGTAAGAACTAATGTTGCTGATGATTATCTCCAAGAAAAATGGTTGGGTACTACTACTGATACTGCTGGTGGATTTTTAGTTCCTGAGGAATTTGCAAATCAAATGGTAGTGTACACTGCTCCTGGAAATATTGTATGGCCTAGGGCAACCAAGTGGACAATGACAACTGATAAACTTCAGTTTCCAAAACTTGGTCAGGTTCCTGAATCTGGCTCTAGCCAAGACCATTTTGCAGGAGTAAGTTTTGAATGGATAGATGAGGGGGATAGTAAACCTGAAACTGAACCTAACTTTACCTTTTTGGAACTTACTGTTCATGAATTAGCTGGTTATACTGAAATAAGTGATAATCTTATTGATGAAGCAGCTATTAATATAATGAACTTTTTAACTCAGCTTTATAGGCTGTCTTATATGTATACTACGGACACTGCTTTTATTTCTGGAACTGGTGCTGGACAGCCCCTAGGTGTTATTTCTGACCCACAGGTAACTTTAGTTAATAGAAATACTGCTGGAACCGTTGTATTTACCGATTTAGTTAATATGGACAATGCTCTTCCTTCCATGTTTGAACAAGGGGCGGTATGGTTTATGAATAAAGCCATTTTGAATGCTCTTAGAAATGAAAGAGATTCTAATAATGCTCCTATTCTTCAGGAAGTTTGGGGTTATGATGCTGGAATCGGTACTACTTCTAGAATAACAACTATATTTGGTTATCCTGTAATAAGGTCTGATGGTAAAACATCCTCTAAGGGGACTAAAGGTGATGTTATTCTTGGTAATTGGAGTTATTATTATATAGGTGAATGTAAAAAATACAATTTAGATGTTTCTAAACATGCAGCTTTCCGTAGAAATAAAACTGCTATAAGATGTAGTGGTAAACTCGATGGACAAGCTTCTATTCCTGAAGCATTTGTTGTTTTAACTGATTACAGTTCATCTAGTTAAACATTAATTTAATAGTAAATAAATCCTGGGGTTAATTTATACTGACCCCAGGAATTACTATAAATATAATTATTGAGGAGAACAAATATGAGAACAGATTTAGTTAGTAATCACAAAGTTACTGTCTTTCAGTATCCCGATAAGATAGAAGCTCAAACAATCACTACTGTTTCTAGAGATATGAGCCATTCTATTTCCTCTCCTGCTGGTTACCACGAAAAAAACAGAAGTATGTTATTGATTATACCAGTACGCCAGTGGGGGGCTGATGGGACTATTACTATAACTGTACAGGATAGTGCAGATAATTCTACCTTTTCTACCTTTGCTACTTTGTCTGCTGCAAGTCAAACTGCTGCTCCTACTGTGTATATAGCAGATATACACAATTTTAAAAGGTATGTACGTCTTTCTGTAGTTGTTGCTGGTGGTGTTGAGGGGCGGACAGAATTTGAATTTGCTATTATAGGAGTATGTGCTATACCTAATAGAGCACCAGTATATCAAGAAGGCACTGAACTTACTGTAACTTATGCTTAACCAATATAATATGGAAGGTGGGAGGTTTTCCATAATATAATATTATAGGAGGGGGATTTTTGCAGGATCATACTTTTACCCTCCCTTGCCTCTTATGATCCCATTCCTTGCCCCCTCCATTTTTAAAAGGGAGATATTAATATGAAAATAAGATTAACTAATTTAGCACATGCAAAAAAAGTTTATATGGAAGTAAATAAAGAATATGAAGTAGATGATTCTTTAGGAAAGATGTGGATTGAAAAGAATTTAGCTGTAGAAGTATCTGAAAAAAAGAAAATGAAAAAATCTCCAAGAAACAAAATGATAAAAAATTCAACAAATAAATAAAAAATATGAGTATTGAGGGAATGTTGGATCGTGTAGTTACTATATACTCAAAAACTGTGTCTTACACTGCAACAGATGGAAGTCCCTCAATCACTTGGACGGCCATCACAACTACAGCGAAGGCAGCGATCCAGCAACGATATGAACGGATGACTGTTGATAACAGAGGATTTATATATCAAACACTGCACGTGGCATATTTCTCTATTGATGATAAAAATCACCTTTCGATAGGGAACAAGATTATTGACAATGATAATGGGGAGGTATATATAATTACTTCGAACTATGAGCCTCGGAATCACCATATTCAAGTATTTCTTAAAGAGGATACTTCCTAAAATGTTTTCTCTTCGTATTAGTATAGACCAAGCGGCGATCCAGAATCTTATAACAAAAGTTTTAATTCGCAAAAATTCCGCTATTATTGCAGGATTGGATGAAGTGACAAACGAATTTAAAAATGCTGTACAAAGTTCTTTTCTCACACAAAGTCAGGCTAGAGGGAGGCAATATGGGAGCCATAGGGCATCTGCTCCTGGACAGACCCCCGCTTCCTGGACAGGTTTATATAAAAGTAAAATAGAAATAACCAATCAGAGAAAAATTGGAAATTACTGGGCAGTTGATATAAAAGGAAATGTTCCTTATGCAAGAACATTAGAATATGGGGGAATAAATAAACAAGGGAATTATGTTGCTCCACGCCCTTTATGGAGACCAATTATACTTTATATGGGACATAGATTTGCTGCTATAATGAGAAAATATATAAATATGTTATATTGGGGAGCACAATTGCCCTCCCAAACGGGAAGTAAATGGTTAGGACTTAGACCTTCAGCAAAATCTTCTACAAGACCTGTTGTTCCTCTAGCTCCTAAATGGACTGAAATGCAAGTTTATACTTATATGAGAAAGCAAATTTATCCAACCCCCACTAGTTCTGCTGGTTCTACAGGATGGAGACAGGTAGGCCCAAATTGGTTTGTTAAAGGTGGTCTTTCTAATATAAAATCTACAGGGAATTATTGGGAGGAATAAATGGCAACTAAAGAGTTATTACAAAAAGTAGTAACAACATTGAGGGATGATACAACTTTTAAATCATTAACAGGAAGTACATGGAATGGGACTTCAGGAGATCCAAGAATTTATTTAGAAGACCCTCCAGAAGATATAATTGCTACATTAGATTCCAAAGCAGCTTTTTGTGTTACTAATTTGATAACTGCTGGGGAACTTCCTTATGATGGTGTAAGACCTGATGGTTTACCAGACCATTTTTTTTCAATATCAATTTTTAGCAAAACCAATTCTATTTGTTATGATGTTTTAGACGCAATAAATAATCTTTTAGACGAAAAAACTTTAAGTACAACTAGTTATACAATTTTGTGGAGTAGACGAGGTAGATTAGTTCCAGATAAATTTGATATGACTTCTGGTGCTCGTATTTATTGTTTACATATTAATTACCGATTTAGTTGGATTGTAACTCGTTGATTTTATTAGAAATAAGGAGAATATGATGAAGGAAGAAGAATATATAGAAGAATATGTGGAAGAAGAAGTTCCAAAGGTATATAAGGAATTAGTTTATATTGGAGAAGGGGTTATTTCAATAATGGGGTATAATAGTCTTCAAGGAAAACGAAAACTAAAATTTAGGGATCATATTATAGTCCCTGAAAAAGTAGCACAAGATTTAATTAATTCAGATGTATTCGTAGAATACAAACAGGAAGAAGAAGATATCAAATTTGATGAAAGTATCTTTGATGAATCCAATAATAATGAACAAATGGAGGTGTAAAAAGTATGGGTGATTATAAATTAGCAATACAAAGACGATGTGAAATTTTCACAAAAAAAGAGACTAATTATGGAGTATTTGCATTTCCATCAACAACTGACGCTTTAGCTCCTTTAGGTTTCCCCACTCATTCATGGAATCAAAATTTTACTCCAAGTGCAGAAAGTCAAGATACTGGTTCTTTAATGGACAGATTTAGAGACAAAACTGGTGCTGGAACTTATAGTTTTGATATCTATGCTAGGCCAAGCGGAACTGCTGGAAATGTTCCTGCTGAAGATACTATATTGGAATGTGCTATGGGAAGTAAACCTGCTGCGGCTTCTAGTTATATAATGTATACTTTAGCTAAATCTTTACCTTCTTTCTCTATGATTATAAGAGAAGATAATATTTGGTATTATTGTTATGGTTGTGTAGTAGATACTCTTACTTGTGCTCTTACAGCTGCTGGGGCTGTGGGTTATTCTGTAAGTGGTAATTTCAAGAAAGAATGTTATGCTGGCACTGGTACTACACATAGTCCTTCTGCTGGGGCTACATTAGCCTTAAAAAATGGACATGGAAAACGGTTTAGTGTGGGTTCTTATATTGAAATAAATGGGGACAATAATGGTGGAGCAGGATATGAAATTACTTCTATTTCTACAGATACTCTTACAGTATCCCCTAGTCATTCTTGTAATACTAGTGATGCTCCAGTTAAAGGATATTCTCCAACTGCTGCATTAATAGGTACTCCAGTAGAAGCGAGATTGAATAATGTAACACTTCAACTTTCTGGTGAAAACGTTGTTCCTGAACCAATGGTAACTGCTGGATTTACTCTTGCAAATAATCTTACTATGATTGAAGATGAAATGGATGGAACTGATTATGCTTCTAATTTTATAGAAAATGCTAAAAGAAGCATAACGATTAACATGACTCCTTATTTTAGAAGAAGTACTTCCAGATTTTTCAATATTGCTGTAAATAATACTCAGCAACATGTAAGATTTAATTGTGGGAATACTACTGGATATATGATTAGATTTGATTTTCCACGAATAGAACTTGATATCCCTAGTCCTACTGGAGCAGAAGCTAGGCAAGCTGCCTTAACTGGAGTTTCAATGGGGTCTAGTGGAGAAGATGAATTTTATATTACATATTATTAATTTTTATTTCCTTAGGGAGGGTGTACTATGTTTGTTAATGTTGAAAAATTAAAAAAGTTTCAGGTGGATCCTGTAGAAGTAGAATATATAAAAGGGGTAACTCTTTATTTAGTTCCTATAAGTCCTAAAGTTTTTGATGATATTACTAGAAAATGCACTTCGTATAAATGGAAACATGGACAAAAAGTTGAAAAGCTCAATGAAGATTTACGAAATGAATTACTTTGGGATGAAATGATTAGTGATTGGAAAGGAATTTATGTGGAAGGGACTAATGAAGAGTGGCCTTGTACAAAAGATAATAAGATTCTTCTGATGCTAAATGATATGGAATTTAGTTCCTTTGTTCAAAGTGCTTGTTTAAATATAAATGATTATAAAATTGAAAAAGAAGAGGAGGACTTTGAAAATTTAGAGCCTTCTCCCAGTTCTTGCGTAGAAGAGGAAGTAGTGGAGAATTAGATTGTGAAAATTGTCCTTTTATTGATGAGAGGGAAAGTGAGAGTTGTTTTGACCGTTGTGGGTATGTGAACCTCTTTCCCTCTAATCTTATGGCGTGGAGAGCATATACTATTTTTGCTACACAATTTTGTCATGATTTCAATGTTCCTCTAAATATGATTTTTGATGAACTGGGAGTAAAAGATAGACTTTTAACTTTTAGAAAAATGTGTATTATCCATAGTGAATTACACCCACAAAAAAATGAAAAGGGAGTAGAAGGTGTTCCTGAGAAAACTCAGAGATTACTTTCAAAAATGGAAAAAGATAGGAATAAAATATAAAATAGGAGATTAGAATATATGGCTGCTGACGGCGTCGTGACGATCACTCTTGGGATATCAGATCTAACAGGAGCACCGCTTAGAACAATCGACCTACGTCTTAAAAATCTTGGTCAAACTGTTAATAAACATGTAAGAAAACCCTTTGCTGAAGCATCTAAAAGTGCTAAAGGATTTACATCTACTTTAAGTGAAATGGTAAGAAATATGCCTCGTCTGATTGTCACTTTTGGGGCGACCTACACAGCCATAAAATTTTTCATTAAAGGTATTCAAGCAATAGCAAATGAATTTCAACTTGGTTCAAAAGCTATAACTGAATATGAAAGAGCTATTTTAGGAATGGCAGCTTCTATTACTTCCTTATCTCAGGGAAGTGGAAGTTTAGCTGCAATTTACGAAAAAGCAAAAATTTATGCTAAAGATTTAGTTGAACAGATAGAAATCCTTTCTGCAAAATCAATAGCATCCGCCCATGAAATGACCTATGTAACAACTGTAATGATACAAAAAGGAATTTTAATTAATACTCAAATAAAAGAACAAAGAGAAGGTTTAGTTGCTATTGTAGATGCTATAAAATTAATTACTGCTGGACAGAATTTTGAAATACAAGGAAGACAAGAAATAAGAGGGCTACTTGATGGTACTATGAAAGCAACAAATCAATTACTTATGTTATTGCGAGCACAAAATCCAGAAATTGTTAAACAAATAAATTTACATAGAAAACAAGGGGATTTGATAGAATTTTTAGCTGATCAATTAAAAGGTTTTGTAAGTGCTCAAAAAGATGTTTTGAAATTAACTGAAACTTGGGGAGCGACTTTATCTACTATTAATAGAAGAATTTTAAGAGGGGCTTTCCGTCCTTATTATGAATGGAAAGTAAAACAACTTGAAGAAATAAGTAGTCTTTTAATGGATGAAAAAGGGCAATTGACGGAAATTTCTGAAGTTCTTCAACTTGGCCTTAAAGGTAGTTTGGATGTAATAATTGGTACTCTTGAAATGATTAAAGCAGCTACTATAGAAATTAATACAATTTTTAAAGGAATGACTGGAATAGGAATACCAAAACTTTTTAAAGATTGGTATTATTGGATAAAAAGAAGTGGGATTGGTTTAATAGAATTATCTACAATTTTAGGAAAACTTGTTATTGCTATTACTGATTTTCAAATAGCTCCTTGGAGTCAGCCTTTTGAACGTTTTTATGAAGAAGTTAAATTAATTGAGGAAACAACACGAGGGGTATTAACTGATTTATACGATGAAGTTTATGGAGAAAAAAAGAAGAAGAAAACTCCTACGGATTATGCATTTCAAATTGGGACTTCATTAAGTGAAACATTAAAAAAGATTTCAGAAGAAGTTGAAAAGTTTACAACATCTAATATTGATAAACAGATAAATAAATATAAAGAATTGCGAAAGGAATTAGAAGAAGGGAGTAAAAAAGCAATTGAAGCATGGACAAACGTAATGGAAGAAGCACAATCTAAAGAAGGTTTGTCTGGATTACCAGGTTGGATTACTGGAATGTCTTCAAAACAAAAAGAAAATTTGAAAAGAGAAGCTGAAAATAGTATTAAGGGAGCTAAAGCAAATTTAACAATAATTAAAAACGAAACTAAAAAAGCTTATACAGGGTTAAATAAAATTATTGCTCAATTAAATCAAAAAAAATTAAAAATTATAGATGATGAACTCAAGAAAGAATTTGATTCTATACGAAAAGAATATGAAAAAGAAAAAAAAGAACATGAAAAAGCAATAAAAGAAAAATGGCAAAGACAATCTGATGCAATTGAAAAGGATTATAAATTATATATAGATAATCATAAAAAGCTAAAAAAACTTCAAAAGGAATATGAGCAAAATAGAATTGATTTAATGGAAGATGGTTTTGAAAAGAGAAAGAAAAGAATAGAACTTGAAAGAGATATAAAAATTAAAGCATTAGAAGATATTGTAGGAATGGAAAAGGAGACAACAGAATTAATAGAAAAAATTAAAATACAATCTTCAGAGCGAATACAAAAGGCATACAGAGAAGAATGTCAAACAACAATAAATATAGGTAGAGATTTAGCCTCTTCAATTGTAGATTCTTTTGGAAAAGATACTTTTGGTGAAGCCCTTTCAAAGAATTTAGGTGGTAGTTTTGCAAATGCTTTAAAAGACGCTTTAGCAGAAAAATTAAAGTTTGACCTTGTACTGGAAAAGAACTTTTTAAAGGATATTCCAAATATGATAAATGCAGGAATATCTGCAATAGGTGGATTTTTTGGTCTTGGTGGTGGAGGAGGTAGTGGAAAAGGTAGAGGTGGAAGTAAAACTATGGGGGTAATACAAGGTATTAATACAGCACGAGGAATATCAGAATTAGGAGGTATATGGGCAGGTATAGGAAGTGGTCTTGGATTAACTACAAGTACATACGGAGCTGGTTCTACAGTAATGTATGGTGGAAATATGATATCAATGCCAGGAGAAATAACTTCTGGGCCAATAATAAATCCTGAAATGTGGAGTAATATAGGAAAAGGGCTTGGTGGTGCTGGCCTTGGTTATATGGGAGGTAATATAATTAATAATATGGTTAATCCTTATGGTGGAGGCTATGGCGGATTTGGAGGCGCATTAGGAGGAGGTATTGCAGCAGCAGCTGGTGCTGGTGGATGGGGGATACCAATAGCTATTGGCTCATCTTTATTGGGAAGTTTATTTGGTAAGAAAAAGAGACCAAGAGATCAAAGAACTACAATGTTTGATTATAGTGCTCCTTTATTTGAATGGATGAGTGGATATGGTGGAGGCATAATGTCGGAGCATATTACTGGGAGTGAATCTGATATGGAAAAAGGAATACGAGAGGCAATCACTAAAATGTCAAGTTCTATATTTGAAAATATGGCAGAAGTATTTACAAAAACATTAAGTGAAGAAGCGTCATATAAATTTATTGAAGAATTAAGAAATACAACTGTTAATATGCAAGGTTTTGTAACAAAGACAGCATATAATGAAGATTTTGGTGCAATGATGGAAGGATGGATTACTTCTCTTGTACCATTGCATATTTGGGCGGATACAGTTGATATTTGGAAAGATTATCTTACAGAAATGGGAATTGGTGTGGAGGAAGCAGAAGCAAAAACAAAAGAATTGCATGATAAACTTACATCAATTAGAGGAGAAGATGCTCCTGAGGCAACATGGCAAAGTTTAACACAATATGTTAAAGATCAATTAACAGGTATTACTGACGAATGGAAAGAATATATAGAAGCAGTCGGATTTTATTTCAATGAAATAGATGCTGCATTACATCCAATACAACATAAGTTTGATGAGCAGGAAAGAGATATAAAAGGATGGAAAGCTAATATGATAAAATTAGCTGAAATTATAGGAATAAGTATAGATGATGTAATAATAGCTTTTAATAAAATGATGTATAATTTAAGTATATCAAAAGGACAAGCACAAATCGGATGGACAAAAGAAGTTGGGAGTAAAGCGGGGGGATTATCATGGGGACTACAAACAAAAATGGCTATATGGGAAGCCAATGTTTGGTATAATAATATGCATGATAATATGGTAGAATTATATAGTGATACTGATAAATTTACTGATGCAATTAAGCTATTAGATAATGCTATGGATAAGTTAATAGAAAGTATTAACGAGACAAGAGCTGCTGCTGGTGTAGATTGGACAATGGAAATGTTAGAAAGGATTAATCCAGAACAAAGAGATAAATTTTCAAGTTATATACAAGAAATAATTGGATATAAATCTACACAATATTTAAAAGAACAAATGGATTTTGTAGAGAACACTTATGGTCCTGGAGCGTATGGAATTACAGGAGGTCAGAGATGGGTTCCTGGAGCAGGATCACAGAATTCTCCTTCTGGTACAGTACGCAGAAAAGGTAAGGGATGGGAACAGCTTGTTTCATTATCTCCACTTGAAGTAATGAAACAAGATTATGCTGCCGAATATCAAAGATATCAAGATGCAATTAATTTAGCAGAACTTGCCACAGAAGAATATAGAAAAAGTCTTATAGATGAATTTTTTCCTACAATGGATCAAATTACAGAAGATATAACTGAAGCATTAAAACTTTATTATGGTGCTTTAACTGAAAGACAAAGAGAATTAGAAAGAACACAACATGATTTGGAAAGTTCTATTTCACAAAGAGAATCTAATATATTTGGATTGTCTTCTACAATGGCTAATCTACAATCTGGTGAATTTTCACCATATGGTCCTTATGATAGAATGGAATCGGTTACAAAGTGGTATGAAGAATTAAAATCTGGGGCTATGCAAGGAACTGGTATTTCTGATTTTACTAGTTATATTTCTACTTATCTTTCTCAAGCTAAAGATATGTGGGCAAGTTCTAAACAATACTTTAATGTTTATGAAAAAGTAATGTCAGATTTAAAATCGGTTAAAGCGAAAGAAGCTGAAAGACTTGAAGCAGATAGATTGGAATTACAAAAAGTTAATACTAATCTTGAATATATAACAGATATATTAGAAGATATTAAAGAAATAGAAGAGAAACAAAGTATAATAATTAATGTTGAAAAAGGTATATCAATAAATGAAATAATTGATAAAATTAATGAAGCAATAGCAACTGGTAAAGCAGTAATTGTTAAACCTACTTTTTAGGAAAAAAAATGGCAGAAAGTTTTGCAACATGGGCAAGTAAGGAAGTTACAGAAAAGATATTTTTGGTAACACTTTCCCCGAATAATATTGCAGATGGGGATAGCTGGACTGAAAAGGGTAGTGATACTTTACCAACAAGCAGAAGACTTCATCAATGTCTTGTTTATAAAGAAAAAATGTGGATAATAGGTGGTTATGTTGGGAGTGCTTCACGGAAAGTATATTATTCTACTGATGGAGAAACATGGACTGAGGCTGGAACTGATGCTTTGCCTGTTGCTACTTATGCTCATACTTGTTTAGTTTATGATGGGAAAATGTGGGTTATTGGAGGCTATACAACAAGTGCAGTCAGAAAAGTATATTACTCTACTGATGGAGAAACTTGGACAGAAGCTGGTTCTGATGCTCTCCCTGTAGCTACTTATTATCATGTATCTCTTGTATTTGACAATAAGATGTGGGTTATTGGGGGAATAGGGGTTGCTGAAACAAGAAAAGTATATTACTCTACTGACGGAGAAACTTGGACAGAGAAAGGGACAAATTCTTTACCAGTAGCTTTAAGAAATGGTGCTGGGTGTGTTTACGATGAAAAGATGTGGTTTACAGGGGGGTATACAGGAGCGGCGAATGCCCAAACAGTTTATTATTCCACTGACGGGGAAACTTGGACAGAGAAAGGGACAAATTCTTTACCCTCTGCGATTAGTAATCATCAATGTCTTGTTTATAACAATAAGATGTGGCAAATAGGAGGCTATGTAAGTTCTTCTATAAAAAAAGTGTATTATTCTACTGACGGAGAAACATGGACTGAAGCTGGAACTAATGCATTAATTGAACCTATTTATTATCATCAGTGTCTTGTATATAAAGGGAAAATGTGGACTATTGGTGGTTATACAGGAGTGGCAAATTCACAAAAAGTTACATATTCTACTTTGGATACTTATTATCTTACCAATTGGGGAGGAGAACAAAATAATGATTGGTCTCATTATTATGACCCAAGAATAAGTAGTATGCCTTCTTATAAACAATATCTTACTGAACTATTTTATGGGGCATCTATACTCAGTTGGGGTTCAATGACAATAAATAATGCAGATGGTGAATTTGACTCTGTTATTACTGGGAATTGGATAGATGGAGATATAACAATTAGAGTTGGTGGTTTGAATGTTCTCTATTCAAATTACAAATTAATATTAGATGGTACTTATAGATTTGCTTCTGCAAATAGAAATAGTTTTACTATAGATATTTTTGATAATCAAAAAGATTTATTTGAAAAGGAAATTCCACCAAGAGAATTTGAAAAAGGTGCTTATCCTAATATTGCTGATAGTCTTGTAGGAAAACCCATACCACTTTGTTATGGGATTCTTAAAAATATCAGTCCAATAAATACAAGTTATAAAGGAACAACTTCTAAAACTACTGTTTTAAGTGCAAGTATTAATGATACAAATACATCATTTGCAAGTGATGGTAGTGGAGATATTTCTGATTTTCCTATTTATGGGGGAATTGTTTTAATAGATGATGAAGTTTTACAATATACAGTAAGAAGTGGAAATAGTTTTACTACTGTAACAAGAGGGAAAATAGGAACAGATCCAGATGGACATTCTTCTGGTGCTACAATAACATTACTTGCAGGAATTGAATATAAATATCATGATACAGTAAGTACTGGAAATGCAGCATATCCTGAAAGTATATGGAAATTTACTTTAGGAAAAAGTGTTTATAGTGTTCATTATTTTGGTTCAAATGAAAATACTGCTTTGTTAAACGAAGATGTAAGCATAGGAGAAACTGCTATTGATATTGATAATGTAACAGGATCAGTCCCTTCTCCTGGAGGCTATTTTATAGTTGACCAAGAAGTTATTCGATATGATTCTTTTACAGATAATGGTGGTGGTTCTTATACTTTAAATAGTTGTACTAGAGGAGAATATAGTACAACTGATGCAACACATTCCAATAATGCTAAAATATGGTTTCGTGCTAGTTGTACAAATGCAGCAACTACTCTTGTAGTAATACATGCAAGTGGAATATATGGAGTAACAAATTCTAATTGGGCAAGATTAGATTCTTCAGGAAATTTAGGAATGTCTTCAAAATTATCAGCAGGGCTTATAACATATACAGGAAGAAGTACAAATTTTCTTACTGGTGTTGGGAATCTTCCCGCTGCTGGTCTTGGGACTGCTACTTCTTTCTGGGGATTAGGTTCTTCTATGTATTCTGCATCACATGTTTCTGGTGATGATGATTATTGTGTTTTTCTTTCTCAAATTAAAACTGGTGGGGATTTTTCTGCATTTTCATCTGCTGTAAATGAAGGTATTGAACAAACAAAAGTATTTTTTAAAGTTGGAAGTGAAATTATGGGTGTTTATAAATACTGGAAAAATTATCCATTATGGGATTCATATTTAGGATGTGGACAAATAGTTTTGGGGGGTAAGGTATTCAAGTGTAGTTATAATTCAACTTCTTATAGGGGTATGAAAGGAACTACTGCAGCAGTTCACTCAGAAAATAATGTTATTTATGTAGAAAGTCCTATTGTATGGAGTGTAAGAGATAATGGTGTATGGTTAGAAAGAAAACCTAGTGATGCAGATGCTCCTGCACCAGGGGAATATTATATTGATGCAACAAACGGAAAAATTTATCTTGGTTCTATACCTAGTGGAAAATTAACATTAGAAGTTGCTGGTGATTATTTTGAACCAAATAAATATGCTTTCTGGCATAGAATAATGGAAGAACTTATAGTTAATTTTACTGATTTAACCTCATCTGATATTGATGAAAGTTCATTAGAATGGCTAGATTATAATGCGCCACATGAAATAGGATTATATCTTACAGAAAAAAGAAAAGTAAAAGATGTTTTAGATATGATTTGTATTCCTCTCTTAGGATGGTATGGAATGGATAGAAATAGAACATTAATGATTAGAAAAATAAATGCATGGGATTATGTAGGATGGGTACATTCAAGTACTACTTGTTTTAGTGAATGGACAATTACAAATGATATGATTTTTGATATACAAATTAAACCTTCTCCTTTGTACTTAAATAAAATTAATTTTAAATGGAATAAAAATTGGACTATACAAAGTAAAGACGAATTAGCAACATCACTTACACCACAGGAAAAAGATAAATATGAATTAGATTATCAAACTTATACTATTGATAAAAAAGGAAGTCGTTATGGTGTAGAAAAAACTGTGGAATCTTTATTGGTAGATGATGTAGATAATACAAGTAGAAAAGATGAATGTGGGATATTAGCCTCGCAATGGATAGATCATTATGATAATCATAGAAAGATTATACAAGTAAAGATTAAACAATATGCTTTTCTTATATCTCTAGGAGACCTTGTAACACTTTCTTGTGATCGTTATAATATTGATTCTGAAGATTATCAATGTGTAGGAATAGAAGAAAATTATAATGATTCAATGGTATCTTTAACTCTTTTTGGAAATTTAACTTACTCATAAAAATGAGAAAAGTACTTGACAAAATGAGAGAAATGACGTATATTATATATAAAAACATAAAACGAAGGAGGGGTTAGATTGTGGCCACGGAAACAATCTATAATAAGATCAGAATTTTGCATAGGAATTTTGCTGATGAGGCTACTATTACAGCACGCAGTTCTGCTACAGCTTACCCAATTTCAAATATTATAACTGATCAGAGGGGGAAAACTTGGAGGAGTGATACCTTGTCGACAACTACACTTTCCGCTCAACTCAATGCTGGAGATAATACTATGTCAGTTGTAGATGCTACCGTTTTTGATTCTACTGGATATGTCCAGGTAGGAACTGAAATTATAGAATATCAAGGGGCATGTTCTTCTACAGATGTCCTCTACAACCTTGTTCGTGGAAAATGGGGAACTACAGCAGCAATTCATGTTAATGGATCTACTGTAAACCAAATTGAATATATTGATATAGATTTAGGAAATTCATATTTAGAAAAAAGAGTAACATGTGTTGCCCTTGCCAATTTCAATCTTTCAGTTGGATCACGCATAGTAATTGTAGGAGGAGATTCTGCTGGTGAATTAGAAGTGGGATCTCATGACTATACTTCCCAGCACATTTATACATATGGAAGACTTTATACTGATATTACACAAGGCCCCGAAGCATCTGGTCCTTATGCCGATTACGGCTGGGGGGATGTGATATATGGCGTAGATATAGAACGCAGATTAGCAGATCCAAATGCCACACGTTATTTTAGGCCTGTATGTATAGGATATCTTGGTGATGCTATATTACAAACGGCAGTAAATACTACAGATACCACTTTTACAGTTTATAAGAACCCATCTTATTGGACAAATGATACTGATGGTTTTTATTCATCAGGGGGATGGGCAATAATTTTGGATAGTATAAATGGTCATGAGGCAATAACATATACAGGAAAAACCGCAAACACACTTACAACAATTACAAGAGGAGATGGGGGAACTACAGCCGTTGCACATACTGATGGGTGTAATATTATCGAGATGCAACACAAAAGATACTATAGAATTTATTTGAGCGAAATTGCTCCAGCTACAACGTACATAGAAATTGGCCGTTTGTTTTTAGGAGATTTTGTTGAGTTTAGAAATACTTTTCAATATGGAAGTACGATTTCTATAGAAGATTTGAGCAATGCTACATATTCATTAAGTGGTGTAAAGTTTGTAGACGTAAAACCCAGAAGACACCTTGGGAAATTAAATTTCAATATGATAAGAAATGCTGAAAATAGAGCACAACTTATGCAATTTTATGAATATCTCAGTAGAGAAAAAAATTTTTTTATAGACCTTTTTAGGGGGCATACAGCGATTGAAGAATTTTTTGGAAAATTTTATGTAGAATTGACTTCATCAGATGAAATAGTAAGAACTAATAGAGATCGTAATGCTATAACTATGAATTTTAGAGAAGTAATATAGGAGAATAATTATGAGAAATAGATTTGGAAGAAGAACAGAATACAACCCTAGAAATCTTAGGAGACCAAGGGACGGAAGAGGACGTATATTTAATGGCAGAGGTTTAGGATATTTTTATAAAGATAACAGACCCCACGATGGAAGGGGTGGAGGTGTAGGAATGCCAGGAGGAGGCAGAGGAGGACAAAACAATGGAGGTTGTAATAACGGAGGACAAGGGTATGGAACAGGCGGAGGACAGGGAGGAGGGACAGGAAGGCAAGGATAATAATTGAATATAAGGAAAGAAATTAAAATAATTTATTCGGAGAGAAAAATGAATTTTTTTGAAAATCCTAGTATTGATTATAAAAGAAGAGTTTTGAAAGAACTTGTAAGTGAAATGATAAGAATTAGACCTCATGGAATTGATGGTAGGTCCTTATTTGATGAGGATTATTTACACTATCTTATCAATAACAGATTGGATGATGAATGGATAGAATATTTATGGCAGCATGAGCTAAAAAAATGCCTTAAAAAAGCTAAATTAACTCAAATGTTAATTTTAGAGTATATGATATTTCGTAAACAATTATACACAATCACAACTATCCCTGAAGGTATGGAAACTATAAAAAAAATTTTTGTAATTAAATCTGATAAAAGTTTTAAGGAAAGTGTAAAAGAAGCACAAAGTAAAGTTACTTCTATAAATGAAATACCTTTGTTTTTTAGTAATAAAATAGGGGAGGCATAAGTGTTTCTACAGATCCCATCCCTAGACGATTTAAATATATATTCTATTGAAACAAATAAATATTTTTCAAAAAAGGAACTCAGTTGTCATTGTGGATGTGGATTTTATAATTTTTCTCCCGTTTTTCTAAGGAAATTGACAAAAGCGAGGATAAAGGCTGGAATTCCTTTCGTAATATCCTCTGGCTGTCGTTGTAAAGCGTATAATAAAATTGTTGGCGGCGTTGAAAATTCTGCACATACAAAAGGACTTGCTGTGGATATAGCAATTCCTAATAGTTCTAATAGATTCACTATAATAAAAGCCCTTTTCTATGTGGGGTTTAATAGGATAGGAATTGCTTCTAATTTTATTCATGTGGATGATGATTTTAGTAAACCTCAAAATGTAATATGGTTATATTGAAAGGAGTAATAATATGGCATTCAGTTTAACCGAAGCAGGGATAGGCTTTTATTCACTTTTTTTAACTATCCTTGGTGGGAATTACTTTCGATCTCAGAATAAAAAAATAGATAATCAAGATAAAAAATTAGAAACCAAGGTAGATGAAAAATTGTGTATAGAGCGACATGCCAACTTAGAAAAAGGACAAGAAGAGATTAAAAATGATGTAAAAGATATTAAATCATCAATAATAACAATTGAAAAAGCCATTATTGAAGTTAAAACAAAAATGCCCAATATGAACGGTAAATAGTGAATTGTCATATTTGTCTCATCATAGCAATATGCATAGCATGTTTTGGATGTGAAAATTTAAGAATTACTGGAATCGTCACTGCTGGCAGCATTTGCGCAACTTTAATAATTATCAAATTATTTTTTAAAAAGAGGTAATTATATGGGAGCAACAATTTTAGGATTATTTAGCTCTGCAAAAATAGTTTTTGGGGGTATTGTTACTGGAATTATTGGAATTTTACTATTGATTTTGAAAATAAAAAATGTTAAAATAAAGAAACAGGAAGCCGAAATTGTAAATGAAAAAGTAAAAACAAAAAAATCTATAGGAGATGTAAAAACCGCAAACACAGAAAAAAGCATTGCACAAAAATTACAAGAATTATCGAAAGAAAAGGAAAGAAAAATACAGAAAATAAAGGAAAAAGAAAATGATAAGGAAAAGCCTAATATTATTACTTTTGGGAATTGGAATTAGCTTTTTAATTAGCTGCACACCTACAATAAAATATCAATACATTCGCCCTTCTCTTCCTGAATTATCTCTCATAGAAAGACCAACCTTAAATAAAATAGAAGTAGAAAAAAAAGATGATCTTTATTGTTTATCTCTATCTGAATGTCTTGATATTCAGCAAAACGAAGTACTTTTGGAAAATATTATTGAAAAATATGAAATGCAAATAAAAGAATATCAAAAGTTTAAGGAAGAATACAACAAAGAGAATAACAAATGACAGATATAGAATTGTTAAAAAAACTTGCTAATTTAAATGTTTGTGATGGAACATGTAATAGAAAAATGTCTTGTGTAGAATGTATAGCAAAAGAAATTTTAAAGACTATTAATGAACAAATTCACAATGAAGTTTATTATTTAAAAAAATTATATCCAAATTTGGAAGAACATATAAAAAAAGAAAATAAAATAAAATATCAAGAATTTGTAGCGAATCTTAATAAAAATTTAGTATACCCGAAAAAATAAAAGGAGAAAGGGTCATGATTTGTAAAAAAAGAAAACCAGTTTTTATAATAGCAGAAGTGGGTATAAATCATAATGGCAATATAGAAATAGCTAAAAAATTAATAGACATTGCAATAATTACAGGTTGTGATGCAGTAAAATTTCAAAAAAGGAATATAGATATTGTATACACACAAGAATATCTAAATTCACCACGAGAAAGCCCTTGGGGAATTACAAATAGAGAACAAAAGAAAGCTCTTGAATTTGGTTTTACAGAGTATACCAAAATTGATAAATATTGTAAGCAAAGAAAAATTCCTTGGTTTGCAAGTGTTTGGGATATATATTCATTGAAATTTATAGAACAATTTAATGTGCCTTTTCATAAAGTTGCTTCAGCTATGCTTTCAAATTTACCACTTATAAAAGAAATAGCTATGCGTGGTAAATATACATTTATCAGTACTGGAATGCATGATATGGAAGATATTGCAAAAGCAGTAAATATTTTTAGAAAATATAAGTGTCCTTTTGAACTTATGTATTGCGTTTCAACTTATCCGTGTAGTAATGAAGAAGTAGATTTAAGTTGTATTAAAACATTAAAAGATACTTTTAAATGCGATGTTGGCTATTCAGGACATGAAAGAGGAATACAAATATCTACGGCTGCTGTTGCTTTGGGAGCAACTAGTGTGGAAAGACATGTGACGTTAGACCGTACATTATATGGAAGTGACCAAGCAGCAAGTTTAGAATTAGGAAGGTTTTCTACATTAGTAAGAGATATTCGTATTATTGAAAGATGTATGGGTAGTGGTAAAAAGAAAGTCTTAGAATCTGAACTTCCTATAAAAAGGAAACTTTGTTGGCATCTAAATAAATAAAATGGATTATTTTTACTTTTACAACAATATTATAGATACCCCTGGTAAGAATTGTTTAGGAAAATTTCTTCATTTAATAAATGGAAAATATGTACAAAAAGGAGGAATTGTAGGCGATTTTGGGTGTGGTAACGGTTATTCCGCTGGAAGGATACGAAGAAAATGGAAAATGGCATATGTAGGGATGGACATTTCCAAATATAGTATAAAAAATATAACTAAACCCGAAGTTTTACCTGTGATGGCAAACATTTGCCAAGTTCCAATAAAAGATAGAAAATTTGATTTTGTTGTTTCTTGTCAGGTTTTAGAACATTTAACTGAAAAGGACATTTTTATATGTTTATCCGAAATGTACAGAACATTAAAACATAACAGATATGGTTTTATCTCTGTGGCATTAAAAATGGATAAATATAGGGCACATATTACTATTAAATCCTCAGAATGGTGGAAGGAAATTATTGAGTCTGTGGGATTTTGTGTGAAGGAAATACATATGCTACAAAATTTTATTGTATACAAAAAGAAATGTGTATGAAAAACATTATAGTTTTAGGAAATGGAGAAAGCCGACTAAAATTCGATTTAAAAGAATTAAAAAAGTTAAAAATACCTATATGGGGCTGTAATGCCATTTATAGAGATACTGAAAAAATTAATATAATAGCAACAGATAGACCATTAATGTTGGAAATTTTGAAATCGAAAAGATTAAAAAAAAATACATATTATTTTGATTTTGAAACATGGGAAGAAATAACAGATCCGAAACTTAAAAATATAAAAGGAATTCATTCATTAAACCCTCCTTATAAATATACAGACGTTATTGAAAAACGTAATACTGGAGCTTATGCAATTTATATAGTATCTTTTTTGTATAATCCTAAAAATATATTCTTATTTGGATTCGATTTTGGAAGTCCTGATGAAACTAAAATAAATAATATATATTTTAATACTGTTAATTATAGAAAAAAAGGAGATAATAGGGTTTATTATCATAATCAAGTAAATGGTTCAAGATTATCAACCGCATTAGAAAAAATAAAAGGAATATTTAGAACTATTGATTTTTATCGAGTTGAATGTTTCTCTCCTCAATTAGAAAATTATAATTTCGGAGAAGATCTTTTAGCTCCTAATATAACATATAAACAATTTTTGGAGAAAATAAATGAGAATAGTAGTCAATCAAAATTTAAAATTTAAATTAGAAGAGATTAAATTAATAGCTTTGGACTTCGATGGGGTCCTAACTGATAATAAAGCTATTCATCGGGAAGATGGAATGGAAAGTGTGTGTAGAAGTAAACTGGATAGTATGGGAGTAGACATATTAAATGATGAAGGTTTATATAGTAAAAATCAATATAAATCTATTAAACATGAAATAGATATAGTAATTTTATCCAGAGAAATCAATCTTGTAGTGCAATCTGTTGCAAAAAAAATGAAAATCAAATGTCAACAAGCAGTCTATGATAAATTAAAAGCTTTGGAAAAAGAAGTAAAATTAAGAAAAATTAAAATGAAAAATGTATTATTTATGGGAAACGATGTGAATGATATTCCTTGTATGAAAGCAGCTGGTGTAGGAATTGCTGTTCAGGATGCTCTACGCTCAGTGAAATTAGCGGCCGATTTTGTAACGTTTCGCAAAGGAGGAGATGGGGCTTTTCGAGAAGTTGTAGAAATGTTGATCTATGTAAAAAGACTGAAAGGGCGTTTTTAAATAGAAAAATGAAAAAAATAATGTAGAAAATAAAAAAGAGAGGAGGCAAAAATGGCTGTGACCATAATACCCGCTAGAGGCGGTAGCAGAGCAATAAAATTGAAAAATTTACAATTAATAGATGGAAAACCATTATTAAAACACTCCATAGATGTTGCTAAAAAGTGTAAAGATATTTCTGAAATATACGTTACAACAGATTGTATTAAAATTGCTACTTTTGCAGAGAAAGAAGGAGCTATTGCTGTAGAAGAAATAATAGAGGGAGAAGGTAATTCTGATAAAGCTCTTATAAATGTAATAACTAAGAAAAAATTGTATAATGAATGGATAATTTTTATGCAATGTACCAATGTTTTTCAAAAAGGAAAATGGATAGAAGAAGCTTTGCGTATCCTAAAAATGGGAGAATTTAAATCAGCCGTCTCTGTAATAAAAAGTAATTATTATTCATGGGGTCCTAATTATAGATATATTCCATTAAATGATCATAGGTTAAGACAGGAACGGGATCAATGGACAGAAAACGGGGCATTTTGGATTGCTGAGGGTGGTAATATATTACAATCAAAATATAGAGCACAAACCCCTGTTTATCTTTATGTCTGTCCTTGGTTTACTCAATTTGAAATAGATGAACCTAAAGATTTAATTTTAGTTGAGTTTATTTATAAAACCTTTTTCAAAAATAGTAGCTAAAAAAAGATCATAAATATATATTATAATAATATTTTTTTAAATAAATTAAAAAAGGTGAGTCTATGAAAAAAAATGATGCAACTGATTTAACTATGTTTGTTAGGACTTCTCAAGAAACAATTGCCCATTGGGATAGAAATCGAATTGTAGATGCACTTGTCCGTGAAACATATGTAAATATAGACACTGCAAATACGATAAGTCGAGAAGTTGAGGATTTAATAAAACATTCAAATATAAGTGTGATAACTACTCCTCTTATAAGGGAGCTGGTTGATGCAAAGCTAATCGAGCATGGCCTTGAAAAAGCACGTATTATGCATACAAGGCTTGGTATGCCTCTTTATGATGTGAATCAATTGATATTCAATCGCAACAAGGAGAACGCAAATGTGCCACATAATCCTGAGGCGACAAATTTAACATTGGCCGAAAATATAAAAAAAGAGTATGCTCTTCTTAATGTTTTTTCCCAAGATGTTGCAGATGCCCACATGAGGGGTGATATTCATATTCACGATTTAGGGTTCTGCGATAGACCTTATAGTTTTTTTAGAAATGAAATTTTAATAGTTAAAACTCCTAAAGACAAAATATGGGTTCTTCCTTTTGAACAATTATTTGAAAAGATAACTTCAGAAATCAAAAAAGAAAAAGAGTTTGAAATTAAAAATACTCCAGGGTTTTTTGTAGCAGATGAAAATGGTTGGGTTGAATTAAAAAGAATTGTAAGACATAAAACAGAAAAACCATTAATAACTATAAATTCAGAAAATGGGAAAACAATAACAACTACTTCTGACCATCCATTTATTAAAATAAAGGAAGATGCAAAAGTAATTATTTGTCCAAAATGTAAGAGTGAAAATGTAGTAAAAAATGGGAGTATAAAAAAGCAAAAAAGAAGTTATTTATGTAAAAATTGTAATAGAATCTTCAGAATAAAAATAGAAGAAATAAATGTAAAAGACAGAGAAATAGTTAGTACAGAGAAAATAAATAATAGAAATTTTATTTTAACTCCAAAAATAAATTGTAAAAATAAAAACAAATCAGAAATTAAAGAAGACATGGCATACTTTATTGGCTATTTTATTGCTGAAGGTTTTTATGGTAAAAATGAAGTAAGTATTAGAACAAAAGAAATTGAATTAGATAAAATAAAACAAATACTTAGAAATAACAAAATAAAATTTGGAGGGAACAAAGAAAGAATAAGAATTTATAGTAAAAATTTTAAAGATTATTTAAAAGACCAATTAGGAATAAGAAGATATTCTCAAAACATAACATTACCTTTTGATTTTTTTGAATATAATGAAAAAGTAATTAATGCTATGATTTCTGGAATAATTGATGGTGATGGATGTATTAAAACAGATAAATATGTAAGTGAGATATTAATAAGACTTACTTCAAAAGCATTACTTAGTCAAATGCAAACTTATTTTGACTCTATAGGTATAAGAAATTATTTAACACCAATAAAGGACTATGGAATAAGCATTTATAAAGATAAAACAATTGAAGGTAAATTACCTTTGTTTTGTTTAAGATTCTATTTAACTTCAAAACAAAAAGAATTATTTAAATTTTCAGAGAAAATAAACAATAAAGAATTTAAAGAAACAAAAGTAAATAGAGAACAAAAAAATTATTCACAGGTTAAAAAAATAAAAGAGATTAAAAATGATGATCCTTACGTTTATGATATTACAACTGAATCAGGTACTTTTATTTCAAGTGGAGTATTGGTTCATAATTGTTCGGGTCAATCTTTAGAATACGTCAAAAAGTATGGACTGAATTTGCCAAATGCATTATCTATGGCGAAGCCTGCAAAACATCCCGAAGTGCTTCTCGCTCACATGGTCAAATTTTCCGCTGCCTTACAAGGACATTTTGCGGGGGCTATAGGGTGGGATGCAGTCAATTTATATTTTGCTCCATATATAACACACATGAGTAGCAATGAAGTCAGACAACTATCCCAGATGCTTATATTTGAATATTCTCAACAGGCCGTTGCAAGAGGGGGGCAGGCAATATTTAGCGACATAAATCTGTATTGGGAAGTTCCCTCTCACCTGGAGAATGTTCCAGCAATAGGTCCAGGAGGAGAATATACAGGTAAAACCTATGGTGCATATGAAAAGGATGCCCAAAAATTTTTATGGGAATTATTTGAAGTATATAAAGAAGGTGATGGATGCGGTAGACCTTTTTTCTTTCCGAAGCCTCTATTGCATATAACTGAAAAGTTTTTTACTACAGAAAATCACTTGGAATTTCTTTATCATGCCTGCGATGTTGCATCTACTAAAGGTAATACGTATTTTGTGTTTGATAGGGGTGCAACGGCAAAAATAAGTGAATGTTGTTTTCATAATACACAAAAAGTTCTTGTTAAAACTAGTAGAGGAATTAGGCACGATACAATAGGAAAAATATGTAGAACATATATAAAAGAAATAAAAGTTTTCCATAATGGTGTTTTTAGAAAAGCAAAACCTGTTATTACAAAACATGATAAATTTGTGAAAGTAACTTTATCAAATGGTTTTAAAATGTTTGTAACAGATAATCATTTGTGTCCAACATATGTAGGAGATAAAGAAGCAAAGTTCTTAACTACAAATGATTTTATACCTGTTAATAATATAGAATTTAAAGGATTAAATGATAAAGGAACTTATTTTATGGGGTATTTTATAGGAGCCTATTTAGGAGATGGTTCTTGTGATCATAAAGGAAATAATAACGGGATAACATTTAGTCTATCAAAAAGAAAACAAAAAGTGATTAATATTATTACTGAATTTGCTAAATCTTTTGGGGCACATATTACTGTAAGACCCGAAAATGATAAACATATTATTTTTGTTAAAATTACATCTATGACTTTAAAAGCTCTCATTTTAGAATTTATAGGTGGAGAAAACGCTTTAACTAAAACTTTGAATAATAGAGTATACGAAATGAGTATTAGTTTTAAAAAAGGATTAACCGATGGTTATTTTGATACAGATGGAGGTTCTTCTAAAAGAATATATACATCTAGTTCCAATTTGATAGATGATATGGCAACTTTAAATACAACTTTAGGTATGCCAATTAATATAACAGAAGATAATAGAAAGAAATTTGAAGGCTCATATAGTAATAATCCTAATTATTGTATACGTCCTTATGAAAGAGTTTCTAAATACAAACGAAGAAAAGGATTTATATTTGAAAACAATAAATATTATTTTCAAATTAAAAATATTGATTATATATCTTATAATAAGTTAATTCCTGCGTATTGTTTTGAAATGGAAGATAATAACAATCCTTATTTTACTTTAGCCAATGGCATCGAAACACATAATTGCAGGCTCTCCTTCAAATTAAATACTCAAGATATAGCTGAAGCAAAAACTCCCTGGAAAATGAGGTATTCGGCTTTGCAAAATGTTTCTATTAATTTACCGAGATTTGGATATGAAGCGCAAGGAGATGATACAACTTTATTTTCGTTACTTTCCGATCGGGTGGAATTAGTTGCAAAGGCCCATATCCAGAAAAAACATTTCATTGAAAAATTATTAGCTCAAGGTAAGAATGGTCCTCTTGCTCTTCTTGTTATGGATAAAGATGGTGAACCTTATTTGCGTATGAATAAATTATCATATTTGGTTGGGATGGTTGGCCTAAATGAGCTTGTGCAAGCCCACACTGGACAGGAAATGCATGAATCAAAAAGTGCTTTCAAATTTGGGTTGAAAGTTATATCTCATATGAAACTTATGGTTGACAAGTTATCTTCAGAATATAACATGCATTTTGTATTAGAGCAAACACCAGCTGAAAGTACAAGTTATCGTTTTGCAAAGCTGGATATTAAACATTTTTCTCCAGACGCTGGTCACATAGTTAAAGGGAATATTCTAGAAGATGAAGTATATTATACGAACTCGACTTATCTTAATGGAAGCGTTCCAATTAATCCTATAGAACGAGTTAAACAAGAAGGACTATTTCATCCTTTAGTTGAAGCGGGGGCACTTACTCACATATGGGTAGGAGAATCAACCCCATCAAAAGAATCACTTGCTAATTTTGTGATTAAAACATTTAAAATGACACAGAATGACCAAATTGCTTTTTCTCCAGAGTTTACTATTTGTAATAGTTGCTTAAAGACATCGAGAGGATTGCATGAAAAATGCCCAATTTGTTCATCTCCAGACGTGGATGGGATAACGAGAATAACTGGATACTTTACAAAAATATCTAGTTGGAACAAGGGAAAAATAGGGGAATTGCATGACAGATTTAGATTGGAGATATAATGATAATAAAAGATAATCCAAAAGTAGATATTATAATTGCCAATTATAATCATGCTGAATTTCTTCCAGATGCCATAGATTCTGTTTTGAATCAAACTTATTCTAATTGGAAACTTACAATTGTAGATGACTTTTCATCAGATGAAACAAGAAGAATAATTGATTTTTATTTGAGAAAAGATGATAGGGTAAATGTAATATATCATAATAAAAATAAAGGATATGGGGAAGCATTAATTACAGGAATAGAAAATACTAATAATCCTTTTATTGGTATTTTAGATTCTGATGATTATCTTGAATCTAATGCTGTTTTTAGATCTCTTTTAGAATTTCAAAGAGCTAAAGGAATTTTAATGACTTATTCTATGATGCAGTTGTGCTCAGATGATATAAATTGTCCTACTTCTCATTTTAATCCACCAGATAAATTTATAATTCCTAGTGGAAAAACTTTTTTAGATTTATGCCCAAAAGGATTTTCATTTTATTTAATTCAACATTTCAAAGTTTTTAAACGCAAAGCATATATAAAAACAGGAGGAATAAAAAGAAATTTAAGAAAAAGTGTAGATAAGGATATTATTTTTAAAATGGAGGAGGTAGGAAAAATAAAATTTATACCTGAAATCTTATATAGAAAAAGAACACATGCAAAACAAATTACTAAACTTTATAAACATAAACCTGAAATCATGAAACAAATTATGGAAGTAGTAAATGATGCAAAAAGAAGGAGAGGAATAATATGAATAGAGAAAAAAAAGAACAACCAAAAAGAATGGATATCAAAGAATTTAGGGCTTTTGGATTTATACAAGAAATAAACAGGCAATTTTTACATCCTATGGGATTAGCTATAGAAGTTATTATAGATGAAAAAGGAAATGAAACTTTAGGTGGAATTTGGGATTATAGGGATGACCCAAAAGGAATAACTTATGCAAAGGAAATAATGGCAACTAAAATAGCCAAAGAAAAGGCTGATCGTGTCCAAGAATTTAAACGTGAAAAACACATGAGTAGGAAAAAAGCGTTAGGGTTCGTGATACAGCCAATAAAAAATGATAGAGAATAGAATAGACCCTTCTTTAGATAGACATTGGTATAAGATGATAAATGCAAAACATCATGCTATTGGGCTTTCTAAAATAGGAATTTATAATATATTTAAATATAAAAAAGTTTTGTATATAGGAGCTGGAGTTAGCTATGATAGATTTGAATTTGTTAAAATTTTGTATCCTTATAAAGATTTAACTATTATAGAGCCAAATTCAAAAAATGTTGACAGAAAAGTATCTTCTTATACCCTTAAAGGAATGTATCCATTAGCAAAAGTTATAAGATCATATTTAATAAATGTAAGAAGAATTTTAGGAGGTAAGAAGTTTGAATTAGGTATTTGGTGGCATGGTCCTGAACATATTCCTAAACGTGAACTATTAATTAATCTTACTGAATTTGAAAAGGTTATTACAAAATTTATTTTATTGGGAGGCCCAAATCCATATATTCCTCAAGGGAGATTTTGTTCTTCTCCTATGTATCATTGGTATGGATTAGGAGAAATAGATTGGGAAAAATTAGGGTACAACCATATTGTTTATGGTAAAAAAAATAGATATTTAATAGCATGGAAAAATTTGGAGAAATAAATGTTAAATAAAAAAAAGGAAAGTTTTAATGTGAATCCCACATTTGATATTATAATGTGTTGCTTCAATAACGAAAAATATATAGAGGAAGCAATAGAATCTGTTCTTAAACAAACATATCCTTATTGGGAATTAATTCTTATTGATGATTTTTCTCAAGACAATAGTAGAGAAATTATTAAAAAATATTGTGAAAATTATTTAAATATACATGCCTCTTTTAAAGAAAAAAATGGGGGATACGGAGGAGCCATGAATTTGGGAATTTCTATTTTACAAGGAGAACTTATAGCATTAGTAGATGGTGATGATTGGATTTTTCCAAATGCTCTTGAAATAATGGTAAAAGCTCATAAGGATTATCCCAATGCTGCTTTAATTTATTCTAAATATGTAATTTGCAATGAAAAATTAAAAGCAAAACATTTAGGAAGGTCTGATTCTTTAGAAGGAAAATCTATATTAGAGGCTTGGGCAGATCCTAATGGCCCTCGAATGAGTCATCTTAAAACTTTCAAAAGGAAATTTTATAATATGACTAAGGGGGTAAATCCAAAACTTAGAAAAGCTGTTGACAAGGATTTAGTTCTGAAATTAGAAGAAGTAGGGGATGTGATCTTTATCCCAGAAATTTTATATAAACACAGACGACATAAAAATACAATATCTTATAAATATCGATCTCGCCCTGATATATGTAAAATGATCAAAGATAGACTCATAAGAAATGCAAAAAGAAGAAGAGGATTATTATAAATGGAATCAATAGGATTTTCCATTCTGATTACAGCCTATAATTCTGAAAAATTTATAGAACAATCAATAAAATCAGCATTAAGACAAAGTTATGAAAATAGTGAAATAATAATAGTAGAAGATGGTTCTACTGATCATACTATATCTGTTATAAAAAGATTTGAAAAAAATAGAAAGGTTAAAATATATTATAATGATAAGAATAGAGGGTATGGATATGCTTTAAGAAAAGCTTTTTCTCATGCTACAAAGCAATATGCTGTTATTTTGGATTCTGATGATATGTTAATGAAAAAGGCTTTAAAAATTATGTCTATATATATTAAAAAAAATAGAGACTATGCCTTATATCATTCCAAAAGACTTACTATAAATGAAAAAGGAATCATTGACAGAAGAAGACAAATAAAACAAGAGTTTTATAATTTAGGAAATTCAAAATATATTGACCATTTAAGACGAAGAGAAAAATCTGGTATAAGTCATTTAAAAGTAGTAAATATGAAATTTTATAATAAGACAGATGGTGTATCCCCTTTATTAGGTAAAAAAATAGATAAAGATTTAATAGCAAAACTAGAAGAAGTAGGTAAATTTTATTTTGTTGATGAATTTTTATATCTTTATAGGAGATGGGAAGGAACAATGTCTTCCAGATTTAAAAAAATTGTTGGAAAAACAAAAGTGGTGGAATTAGGAAGAAAAATTAATGATATTATTATTGTAAATGCAGAATTAAGAAGAATATTAAAAAATGAAAATCTTTCTTGATCCAAAAGCTGATCGACATAGAATGTCTAATAGAATGAAACCCCATTGGAATTCAATGGGAATAAAGTATTCTAATAATCCAAAAAAATGTGATGTTCAATTGTGCTTTGGAACTATTCAAACTCCAACTAATCTCCCCAAAATTGTAAGATTAGATGGAGTTTACTACGATACAGATAGAGATTATCATACAAAAAACAAAAGTATGATTGAAGCAATTAATCAATGTAAAGGAATAATTTATCAAAGTAAATGGGGAAAAAAGATGGCTAAACATTATTTATTTCCTCCCAAAAATATTCCTTCAATTATTATTTATAACGGAGCAGATGATTGGTGGAGTGGAGAAAAAGAAAAACACAATAATATAAATATTGTTTCCACTGCAAAATGGAGGAGACATAAGAGACTTCAAGAGCTGTGTAAAGCTTTTATAAAATACAAAGAAGTTTTGTCTTGTCATTCTTTCACTAATAAATCACCAAAATTATATATTATAGGGCCAATTAGAGATAGAAAAGGTTCCAAATTAATTCCAGATATTGATATCATTTATTTAGATAAGATGAATTATAAAGAAATTGCTGAAGTATATAGAAAATGTGATATATTTCTTCATGCATCTAAAAGAGATTGTTGCCCATGTGCTGTTGTTGAAGCTATTGCAGCACATTTGAAAATTGTAACTACTATAGGCTGCGGAGGGGCAGTAGAATTGGTAAAAAAAGGAGGAGAAGGTGTTTGTGGAGAAGTTGTGAAAATTGATTGTGTATGTTGGAAGCCTGTGGCCCATTACAGAGATGAATGGAATATATGGAATGAAGAAGAGGAAAAGAAATATGTTGATGGAATGATTGAAGCTACGAAGAAAATAAATGAAGATTTTCTTTTTCCAGAAGAACTTTCGACTGAATTTATGGCAAGGGCATATGGGAATTTCCTAAAGAAATGTATATAGTAGGATAATATATAAAGTAGAAAACTTATAAAAAGGAAAATATAAATGAAAGGTGAAAAAAAAGAAGGATTAATTTCAAAAGAAGTTAGAAAAAGAGCGAAATATATGAAACATTGTCATGTGATGGCTGCTAAAAAACAAAGATTTATTAGGTATTATGAAAATTATAATGAATATTTTAACAGACTTATTAAAATGGAAGAAAAAATTATTTGTCCTTTTTCATTTAGTAAAAGAAAAAACAGAATGAGGACTATATCCGATTTATGGTTATGTCTTCCTTTTTTAAAAGGAAAATCTGTATTAGATATAGGAACTAGAGATTTTTATATTTTGAATGCTTTAAAATATAATAATAAAAAATGGAAAGTAAAAGGAATAGATGTTAGTTGGAAACAACAGAGATTTTATTCAGCTTATTACAGAATTCCTTTTCAATTTGCAGATATTAATTTAAATATGATAAATGAAACATTTGATTTTATTATTTGTAGGCATGTTATAGAACACACATATTCTCCAAGAGATGTTTTGATGAATATATATGGAATGCTTAAAGAAGAAGGAATAGTATTATTGGAAGTACCAAGTAAAGAAAGAATGAAAAAAGGATGTTTACAAAAAGCACACTCTTGGGCGTGGACCGCTGAAGGATTTAAAAAGCTATGTGAAAGATATTTTGAATGTGTACAGTTTTTTATAATAAGTGATGATATTGTATTTATAGGACGAAGAAAGGAATTATGAAATTTCATATAAAAAACAAAAAATGTAAATGGGAAATAAAAGGGAAAAAAATAGATATGTTGGGATTTATAAATCATTATATCAAAAATCCTTTTTCTTATAAAAAAGTATTAAATATAGGAAGTGAAGGAAACTTTTCTTTTTCTTCAGAAATATATTCAAACGCTTCTTATGTTGTAATAATAGAACCCTTTTGTGGGTATATGAAATCAAATGAAAAAAATGCAGAAAAACAAAAAAATGAAATTGATATTAAAATAATAAGAACATTTGCTATAAATGTTGGAAAAATATTTAAAGGAAAAGTATTTAATCTCTGTTTTTGGTGGCATGGTCCTGAGCATATAGAAAGAGACGAATTAAAAATAAATCTTATTGAATTAGAAAAAGTAACTTCTGATTTAATTTTAATTGGTTGTCCGTGGGGGAAGTATTATCAAAAAGAAAAGGGGGAAAATATATATCAAAAACATCTTAGTTTTTTGTATGAAAAAGATTTCACTAATTTAGGATATAAAGTAGCTGTAATAGGAACTAGAGATAAAAAACGTGGAAGGTTATTAGCATGGAAGTATATAAAGTAATTCATATATTCGATAAACAAGATCAGATTCCTGCTATGATAAATGAAGGTTTAATTGAACATCATGGATTTATTCCCTTTTTTTATAACGATGTAATTAGTATAGGACAACGAATAAAAAAGAGAATTAAAAATACAAAAGAAGAAATGTTAAATTGTGACTTTATTATTTTAAGGGATTTTATTATACCTAAATCTGGTAAAAATAAATTTTTTAAAGTAATTAATCACATAAATAAATTTGATTTATGGTACAAAGTAATCTATTATGATCAATTAGATAATAATGGAATTGACCAAGATATTTTAAACAAGTGTTTTTTATATTGCAAAAGAACTTGGCATAAAAAAATGCAGAATATGAACAAATTTATTTTACCTTTTGGATTTGGAGCACTCAATGCTTATTATAAAATGAAAATTAAAAAACCAAAGAGAAAAATAGATTTATTATGTACTCTTCCTTTTAGAAATCCAGGAAGAATACATGTATTAGAAACATTACAAAGGCAAAAATGGAAAGGATATAATGTTCAAATTGGTGATTTAACAATGTCTAAAAAGAGAGGAAGGAATGCTATATGGAAAATTAAACAGAAAGGAGTTATATCTTTATGGAAATTATATTTTAATTGGATGAATTCTGCAAAAATAATTTTTACTGCTTATCCAGGAAAAGGAAGAAAAAATGGGGATAGTAGAACTTGGGAAGCAATGAGTAGTGGTGCGTTGGTTTTTATGGATATTACTGATATGCCAACTGAAAATTATTTTGAACATGGGAAACATTGTTTTAAATTTGATGCTTTTTGTATAAAATCAATTAATAAAGCCATTGAAAAGGCAAAAGAAATGTTAGAAAACAATAAATTAAGACAAAAAATAGCTTTAGAAGGATATAACCATACAAAAAAATATCATAGTAGCCTTTCTAGAGTTGATTTTTTATATAGAGCAATTCAAGCAGTAAAAAATAATACTCAATCTGAATTTTTAAATTTATTATTAAAAGATTTTAATGAAAAAAATAAAGGAAATTTTTAATGTATAAAGTATACCATATTTTCCCAAAAAACAAAGGACAACTTCCTATAATGTTAAATGAAGGACTTTTTAACCATAAAGAATTTATTCCTTTCTTTGCAAATGATTTTGTTGTCTTGGGAAAAACTATACAAAAAAAAGAAGAAGATTTTGAAAAAATATTAGATAACTGCGATTTCATTTTTATGTACGATAGAGAAGTTATAAAAAAAGAAGACAACTTATTATGTATATTAAATTTAATTAATAAAAAAAATTTATGGAATAAAGTAATTTATTTCCACCAAACAAGATATGCAGAACCTAGAGAAGATATATATAAAAAATGTTTTGCTTACTTTAAAACCATTTGGAGAGAAAAATTTATAAATAGGGATTACCCAATTTTCCCTTTTCCTTATGGTATATTAGATGCTACTTTAAATATAAAATTAGAAAAACATCATAGAAACATTGATATTTTATGTACTTTAACAAGAGGACAGACACTATATAATACTAAAAGAATTAATGTTCTAAATTCCTTGAAAGAAGAAGATTGGGAAGGTTTTGTAGTGGGTTTAAGAAAAATATTTATATGTAAAAGACATGGAAGAAACGCTCCTTGGTATGACCCAAAAACAGAAGGAAAAGGATGGGTTAAATATATTCATTTAATGAATTCTTCCAAAATTATTTTTACAGCTAGACCCTCAGATCCAAAAAATATAGGGAATTGGGGAGGAGAAGATTATAGAAGTTGGGAAGCCTTATCAAGTGGAGCACTAATTTTTATGGATCACCCAAATACACCATCTCAAAATTATTTTGAACATGGGAAACATTGTTTTTTCTTTGATGGTTTAAATAAAAAATCTATAAAGAAATCTATTAATATGGCAAAAGATTTATTACATGGGAAAGGGGAAGATAAAAGAAGAAAAATAGCTTTAAATGGATATAATCATGCCATTAAATATCATAATAGTAAAGCTAGAATAAATTTTATATTAAAAGCTATTAAATCAGTAGAAAACAATACATATAAACATCTAATAAATTCTATTTTAGATGAGTTTGAAAAATTAAAGGCAAAAAATAAATCTAAAATGTAAAAAATTTTATTGAAAAAAGGAGAAAATAATTGTTGCTAATTGATATTGGAGGTCAGAAAAATCGAAGGGACTTGGGCATATGGAAAATTATGGATAAATCTTCAAAAGTGGAATATCCAATTGATCTGAATAAAGCAAAAAAAATGGAAATAGAAGATAATATTGTTGATGCTATTTTTACTTCTCATACAGCAGAACATTTAGAACCGTACAGACTTAAATGGTTTTTTAAAGAAATTTATAGAATTTTAAAAAAAGGAGGGATTCTTAGAATAGTAGTTCCAGACTTTGGAAAGGCATTACAAAAGTATATAGAAGGAGATTATAAGTGGATAAGTAGAAAAGGAAATCCTACTAAATGGAAAGATTTACCAAAGATTCCTATTTGCTATCTCCAATCATGGATATATACTCCTTTTAGTGGTCATCGTGTAGGCTTTGATGGTAAATTTTTAACTTATCTTTTAAAAAAATCTGGTTTTAGAAAAATTAAAAAATGTCAATATAATATTTGTCATAAAGTTTTTAGAGGTAAAGACTATGGCAGATATGAAAATAATTCCCTCTTTTATGAGGCCATAAAATAAAGGAGAATAGAAAATGTTAATATTAAAAACGGATGAAAAATGGGAATCTTTTTGTTTTACTAAATTTGCAGATTTTTCAATGAATTTCAATAAGATAGACAAGTTCCCTAAAGAAAGTTTCTCAACAGATGCTATCTATTGTTCTAATATAGCAGAAAGAATTGAGCCTTATAAAATTGTGTGGTTTTTTTCTGAAATATATCGTATATTAAAAAATAAAGGAATATTTAGAATAGTCGTCCCAGACATAGAAATAGCAATAAGAAAATATAAAAGGAAAGAATATAATTGGTTAAGAAATAAAAATAATCCTAAAAAACCAGACTGTCTTCCAAATTTTCCTTTATGTTACATTTCTTCATGGATATATACACCAGGAAAAGGAAGAAGAGTAGCATTTAATGATGTTTTATTAGTTCATTTCCTTAAAGGAAATGGATTTAAAAATATAAAGAAAATGAGATTCAACGAATGTTCTAACGTTTTTAAAAGAAAAGATTCCTATAAACAAGAAAATAATTCTTTATTTTATGAAGCTATTAAGGAGATATAATTATGGGCAGTGGTAAATTTAAAAAAAGAAGAATACATTCTGTAAAAGGTGACATAGAAACTCAAATATTTAGAAAAGGCAAAGTTCTAAATGTAGTATCTACTATGGGAGCCTTAAAAAGAAGAAAAAACACAGAAACTGCCTTTTTTATAGGACCAGCACCAAGTTTAAATAAAGTAACAGAAGAAGAATGGAATATCATAAAAAAATATGATTCGTGGGTGATGAACAATTTTTTCTTTATCCCATACATTATTCCTGACTTTTATAGTATAGAATGCAAAGCCAAAGCTAGAGAAAATTGGATGAAACAAAGAGCAAAAATAGATGAAAAATATGGAGATAATTGTTTGTGGATTATAGGTACAAGTGATAAAGGAGGAAGTAAATATGCTGGCTTACTAAAGGACTATTCCTATGTTTATATTCATCCTCAAGAAAGAGACTATAAGTATTTGAGAAAGATAGACTTTATTTACCATGAAAAATTTACAAAGAAAAATCTTCCACTTTATATTTTTGGAAATAATTGTAGCTTCATTGAAATTTTGGTTATGATGATGAAATTTCATTATAAAAAAATAATAATGTTTGGAATGGATTATAAAACAGCAGCATATGCTTATACAGATCATCCAGAATGGGGAACTCCTTTTTTTAAAACAAATAGAGGAAGAGATCCAAAAGAGAATTGTGTTACCTCCAAATTTATGGTGGAATTGCTTCCTGAGTTCGCAAATTTTGCTAAAAATAAATTAGGGGTTCGTATTTTTCTAGGGTATAAAGGTAGTACATTGGATGGAAAACTACCTAGAATAAATATTACTAAGGATTTATAAAAAAAGTAGAATAAAATGAATTATTATGGAATAGTATATAAAGCTGAAAACATTGTAAATAATAAATGTTATATTGGACAGACTACTTTTTCATTAGAAAAAAGAAAACAAAGACATGAATATATTAGTAAATATGATTCTAACTATCATTTTCATAAAGCTCTCAAAAAATATGGATTTCAAACTTTTAAATGGGAAGTTATTGGAGTTGCTCTTGATAGAAAAGCTTTAAATGCTATAGAAAAAATTTGTATTATTATTTATGATTCTAAAAATAGTGGATATAATTTGACAGATGGTGGAGAAGGAATAAATGGTTGGCATCATACAGAAAAAATTAAAAGAAAAATAAGCGAAGGAAATAAAGGGAAATGTGGTTATTGGAAAGGTAAAAAAATGTTGGAGGAGCATAGAAGAAAATTAAGTGAATCACATAAAGGAGAAAAAAATCCTATGTATAGGAAACATCGTTCAGAAGAAACAAAAAGAAAAATAAGTGAAGCTAATAAAGGTAAAAAACATACAGAAGAAACAAAGCAAAAAATAAGTGTAGCAAACAGAGGAAAAAAATTGTCAGAAGAAACTAAGAGAAAAATGAGTGAATCTACAAAGGGTAAAAATAATCCTATGTATGGAAAATATCATACAGAAGAAACAAAAAAAAAGATGAGTAAATTTCAAAAAGGAAAAAAGCACACAGAAGAAGCAAAGAAAAAAATGAGTATAGCAAAAAAGGGACAAATTCCATGGAATAAAGGTAAAAATTTATCAGAAGAACACAAAAGAAAATTAAGTGAATCACATAAAGGAAAAAAATGATTATATTTTATATTAAACAAGGACCAGAAATATATACGGAAAAAGGGGTAAGGAATAAGGAAATCAGGAGATTAAATACAATAAAAAACCCAAAAAAGATTAGAGTAATGAAAAAAAGAGATAAAAGAAATGCAATTAAAGAATTTAAACAATGGAGAAAAGAACATTACTTTAGAAAACCATTTATAGTACCAGTAAGATGTAGATATAAAAGAGAAGCTTTATTTATGGAAATTATACAACAAGAAGTAGAAAAAGGAGAAA